TGGCGCAGTTGGGGCAGGATTGCCCGATCCTGACGTCGACGACGCTGGCCGTGGTGCGCGGGACGGCGACCTATGACCTGCCGGCAGACTTCCTGTTTGTGGTGGAGTTGCTGACGCTGGCCGCGACTGACAATGTGTTGTTGTCGACCGACGGGCTGGTGCCGGTGTCGCCGGCGATGCGCACGGAGCGCTGGTATGTGGAGGGCAGCCAGATCCGGCTGGAGCCGACGCCAGCATATAGCATGGACCGCACGCTGCGCTATGCGGCGGGGTATGCGCTGGCGAGCGGCGCCTATGCGCGGCTGAATGAGAACGGGGCGCGGATTGCGCTGCTTTATGCGCAGTACCTGGCGCTGCGGGCGAGCGCGCAGGCCATGGCGCCGAATGCGTGGAAGTACTCGATCGGCGACGAGAGCGTGGACAAGAGCGGCGCGCCGAGCAAGCTGGTGGAGGCGGCCGACGGCGCGCTGAAGCAGTACCAGTTGGCGGTGCGCTCGATGCGGACATTTGGCGCACGGGCGCGCTACGATGGCGACGGGGTTGCGGTATGAGCGGGTTGATGACGGCGGCCGACTGGGCGGCGATGGCGGCGGACCTGGCTGCGGTACGCGGCGACAATGAGGTGAGTATTGCGATCCGCCGCGGCAGCACGACGCTGGCGGCGCAGGCGGTGCGGATTGCACGGCTGGGCCGGGCGCCGGCCGTGGTGGGGATGAATGCGAGCGAGGTGCAGCAGGGCGTGGTGGCGCTCGGCGGGCTGAGCTTTGACGTGCAGGTTGGCGATCGCTTTACGGTGGCGGGCGTGCTGTACGAGGTGACGACAGTGCGGCCGAACCGGCGGGCGGCGGTGGTGGTAGAGGCGAAGGCAATACTGTGAATGGACAGAGAATTTCCGGCGCTCCGGCGACGCCTGAATTATCTAGAGAACGAGATGTACTCGTACCAGAAGTGGCTGAAGAACGGGGACGCAAGCCAGGCCGAGCAGTTCCGCCAGGCGGCCGACGCGGTTGCGGTGCAGGAAGAGGCGGCGGAGATCGGGTATGTGTTGCGCTTCTTTGAGCGACAAGGGTCGTTTGGCGATTGGCGGATGTGGCAGGTCGTGTTGATGGGGGCAAGTCTGATGGCCTCGATTGCGATGAGTGCATTGGCTTTGTTGAGGTAGAGTGCATGAGCATGGATGAGGTTGCACGGGTGTTGTTTTACGCTTCGATTCTACCGGCGTTTGTGATGGTGGGCGTGATGGCCTGGAACGGGCAACTGCGAGCATCGGATTGGAAGATGGTGGCGGTGCTGCTGTGGATCGCGGCCAGCGTGTTTGGGTTGCAGATGCTGGGGCTGGTGCTGTTGCGTATGAATGTGCCGCGCCAGGGTCTGCTCTACATGAACACGGCGCTGATCGGGCTGCTGGCGATATTGCCGTGGGTGGTGGTGCTGCGGCGGGTATCGGCGGTGCCAGTTGTGACGAAGGCGCTGGCGGGGATTGTGGCGCTGCTGCTGGGGCTGGGGTTGCGCTGATGCCACCGGGGATTGTGTGGCGGACGCCGCCGGATGAGCTGGCGGCGGCGGTCGACCGGTACGGCGACCAGGTGCTGACGGCGGTGACGGCGGTGGCGCAGTATATTGCGACGCAGATGCAGAATGCGGCGAAGCAGAATGCGCCGTGGACGGACCGCACGGGGAACGCACGGTCGGGGCTCTTCGGCACGGCAGAGCGAGATGTGGCGCAGCGGATTGTGACGATCTATTTGAGCCACGGTGCGACGCTGGATTATGGGCAGTATCTGGAGCTGAGCAACGGCGGCCGCTATGCGGTGATTATGCGGACGATTGAGGGACATCTGCCGGCGCTGAATGCGATGCTGCGCGATGTGCTGGGGTGACAAGGTAAAGTTGTCAGTCGTGAGGGGTTGCGATGCTGGATGTGGTGGTGAGTGCGCTGCAGGGGGACGGGACGCTGGCCGGGCTGTTGACGGGCGGGATCTACGATGGCGGCGTGGTGGATGCGATTAGCCGGCAGGAGACGCCGGACGCGTACGACGCCAACCTGGAGCTGCTGCCGTGCGCGCTGGTGCGGGCGGAGAGCGCCACGCCGTGGGGGCCGATCTATGACGCCGGGCGGCTGTACTTTGTGGTGTGGATGTACCAGCGCTCCGGCGCGGCGACGATTGAGGCGGCCAGGCTGCGGATCTATACGCTGCTGCACCGGCAGCAGTTGAGCACGACGGACGGGATCTATCGCATCGACCACGCCAACGATCTGTTGGGGCTGGACGAGGCGCCGCTGTCGGCGAAGGCTGTGATGAGCCGGTTTGTGGCGACGATCGGGAGGGAGTGATGGCCGGGTATGGTGACAGGCCGTTTGGGCTGCGGCAGGTGAAGCTGACGGACGAGGCGGGGGCGAACGCGGTGACGCTGCCGCGGGCGTTGATGATGCACGTGACGCCACGCATGGAGGTGACTGAGTTCACGGCCGAGGCGGTGGTGGTGGGGGCGTCGGTCTTTGCGGCGGCGGCGGACTGGGAGTTGGAAGCGGGCGGGCTGAGCCTGGAAGCATGGGCGAAGCTGACGGGCCTGTCGGCGGCCGCAGCGGGGAGCACGCCAAACCGGACGTGGACGATGACGGCCGCGGCGGGGGCGGAGTTCCCATACCTGCGGGTGTACGGGCGAGCGGTGGGCGACGCAGGGAGCGATGATGTGTACTGCGTGATGTACCGCTGCAAGCTGACGAGCATTGAGGGGAGTTTTCGCCGGGGCGACTTTTACATTACGAGTTGTGCCGGCGTGGCGGTTAGTAATGCAACGGGGTTGTATCAGTTTGTGCAGCGGGAGACAGGCGCTGCGTTGTAACGGAAGTTACAGGAGGGTGTTGAGATGGCGTTGACAGGGACTATCAAGCCGTTCGGGTTGCGAGACATCAAGCTGGTGTCGATTCCGGGCGGGACGCAGGTCGATCTGCCGTATGGCATGACGATGACGTTCAAGGAGGTGTTGACCTCGGGCGAGCTGCGCGGCGACGATGCGACGCAGGCGATCGTGGCGATTACGGACAAGCTGGAGTGGGAGCTGGAGTCGGGCGGGATCAGCCTCGAGGCGTGGGCGGTGCTGACCGGGCGCACGATTACGGCGGCCGGCACGACACCGAGCCAGACGAACACGATCACGGCCAATGCGGGGGATGTGTACCCGTACTTCAAGCTGTACGGCAAGAGCGTGGGCGACGGGACGGACGACGTGCACATTCTGATTCAGAAGGCGAAGTGCACGGGCGCGATCGAGGGCGAGTTCAAGGACGGCGAGTTCTGGGTGACGAAGGCCAGCGGCGTTGCGATCACGAACGGCACGAAGATCTACGACATTGTGCAGCATGAGACGGCGGCCAATCTGCCGGCCAGTTAACATGCTGACCTTCGCTTGATTGAGATGACAGGAATGAGGTGATATATGGCTTTGACAGGGCTGATTAAGCCGTTCGGGTTGCGGGACATCAAGGTGCTGCCCTTCCCGACAGGCAGCGCGGTCGATCTGCCGTATGGCATGACGATGACGTTCAAGGAGGTGTTGACCTCCGGCGAGCTGCGCGGCGACGATGCGACGCAGGCGATCGTGGCGATTACGGACAAGCTGGAGTGGGAGCTGGAGGCGGGCGGCATCAGCCTCGAGGCGTGGGCGGTGATGACGGGGCGCTCGATCACGCTGACGGGCTCGGGCGCCGCCGAGATCAACACGATGACGGGGGCGGCCGGGGACATCTATCCGTACTTCCGGCTGTATGGCCAGAGCGTGGGCGACGGCGCCGACGATGTGCACATCCTGGTTTATAAGGCGAAGTGCACGGGCGCCATCGAGGGCGAGTTCAAGGACGGCGAGTTCTGGGTGACAAAGGCGAGCGGCGTTGCGGTCGACGATGGATCGAACGGCGTGTACGACATCGTGCAGAACGAGACTTCAACCGCCTTGCCGAGCAGTTAACGGAGCGCATGAATGAAACTATCTGAGTGGCGCGCGAAGCGCGACCAGGGCGAAGAGGCGACGCTGCCATCCGGGCTGGAGGTGCGGCTGCGCAAGGTGAGCGTGCTGGACCTGGCGCAGCGCGGCGGGATTCCGGCGACGCTGCGGCCGAAGGTGAGCGAGTATATCAGCAAGCCGCCGACGGCGCCGACGCTGGATGATCTGGACGACTTTAGCGAGGTCGTCGACCTGGTGGTGGCGGCGTGCCTGGTTGAGCCGGCTGAGCTGGTGTCGGCCGAGTTGCCGTGGGGTGACCGGCTGGCGATCTATCTGTGGGCAAATGAGGCGTCTGGGCGCCTCGAGCCTTTTCGTGGCGAAGCTGGAGAATCTGTGGGGCTTGCATTCACTAGCGGCGAGCTACGGGCAGAGGCCAAGCGGAATCCTCGGTCTCGATCCTAGTTCGTGGGAGGCGTACCAGTTGGATGTGGCGACGCTGCAGGCGGGGCGCTATATCGAGAATAAGCTGGGCGAGCGCGATAAGGATGGGCGGCCGCTGCACACGCTGCAGGAGATTCTGACGCCGCAGCGGGCGGAGAGTAAGGCGACGCAGTATCGCAGCATGAGCCGGCCGGGGATTCGCAAGGTGCGGATTAAGCCGGACGGGACGTGGGACGACTGACAAGAAAGGCTTGTGGGACGTATGGCAATCAATCTGGGGTCGGCCTACGGCGAGATCGTCATCGGGACGGAGAAGTCTGAGAGTAATATTGCGCAGCTATCCTCGAGCCTGCGCAATACAGGGGCGGCCATGTCGGCCGCCTTCACTTTGCCGCTGGCGGGGATTGCGACGGCGGCGGTGACGAGCGCGTCCGGCTTTGAGCAGAGCATGAATGTGATGCAGCAGGTGAGCGGCGCGACGGAGGCGCAGATGGCGAGCTTGCAGGAGACGGCGCTGCAGTTGGGGGCGGAGACGTCGTTCAGCGCGGGCGAGGCGGCGGGGGCGATGCTCGAGCTGGCAAAGGCGGGGTTGAGTGTCGACGAGGTGTCTTCGGCTATCGCCGGAACGATGAGCCTGGCGGCGGCCGGCGGGCTGGACCTGGCGCAAGCGGCGGAGATTACGGCGAATGCGGTCAATGCATTCGGGTTGGAGGCGAGCGATGCGAATGCGGTGGCCAACATGCTGGCGGCCGCGGCGAACGCGTCCAGCGTGGAGGTGACCGACCTGGCGCAAGGTATGAATATGGCCAGTGCCGTGTTCGCCTCTTCCGGGCAGAGTATCGAGACGCTGAACACTGCGCTGGCGCTGCTGGGCAATAACGGGATGAAGGGCAGCGACGCCGGGACGAGCCTTAAGACGATGATGATGCGCCTGACGGCGCCGACGGATGAGGCGGCGGCGACGATGCAGCGGCTCGGTGTGAGTGTGTACGACGCCGAGGGGAACATGCGCTCGCTGCCTGACATTTTCGCCGACTTGCAGCAGGCGGTGACCGGCACGAACGCGGTGACGGTGACCTCGTCGAACCTGACGGCGGACCAGGCAGAGCGCATGGCGTACCTGAAGAGCACGATTGAGAAAACGCAGCGGCAGTTGGCGGACTATCAGTCGGGCATTGCGGGCGTGGCGCAGAGCGAGAATGATAAGGTGGTGGCGGTCGACCGGCTGAACCTGGTGCTGGCGGCGGCGCAGCAGGAATATGCGGGGCTGGCCAGCGTGGGTGGGACGACGAGCACGGTGATGCAGACGCTGACGGAAGAGCAGCGCAACCAGGCGCTGACGTCGATCTTTGGCGCCGATGCAATCCGCTCGGTGAACATCCTATTGAAAGAGGGCGAGGAGGGTTGGACGGGAATGTCGGCGGCGCTGGGCAACGAGACCGCGGCGGCCGAC